CTAGGGGCTCCGGGCTTAGTGCAGGAACAATCCTGTACGTCCGAGAGGAGGAAAAAGCTCATAATCATGGCTATTACAGAAAAGACTCTTTTCGAAGAGCCTACACAGCACATGTTAGCACCAGGCGTTTCACACGTCTGGGTTGATGCTAACAAGCCTGTGTCTGTAATTGGTCGATTTCAAAATGATTCGGTCAATAATCATTGGCCGTCGCTAAAACGTAAAGGATTAGCGAATCATGATGTCGGTTCAAATTGGACCGCATTTGATAGTCAAGTTGAAGTCGATTCCACGCGTCTAAATGTCCTTTGCAATCTTGCAACTGACATTTATCACGCATATCGTGGGCCGGTATTAGTAGGTCACGGAAGCTATATTTTCGATGCGACAGATTTTTTCAATCTGCCGTATGGCTATCATGACGAGACCGATCTCATCGGTCACGGCACGACAGCTATAGCAAGAGTGCTCCCTACTAATCCTATATCTGACTTGCCTACAGCTGTAGGCGAGCTCCTCGGTGAGGGGCTCCCCAGGTTACCTGGGACGGACATAATCCGTAGGCGAGGTTTTAGTCGAGGCGACGTGCCCGACAATTATCTCGGATACGAATTCGGCATTAAGCCGTTTTTGTCTGACCTTGGCAAATTCAGAAAGGCAGTTGTTGAGAGCGAAGAGCTCATCAACAAATATGCCGCTGATTCTGGCAAGGTCATCAGACGTAGGTATGAGTTTCCTACTGTTGTTGACGATTCAGTCAACATCACGCCAACCTCCACCGGCAATGAGAAATTCCTCGGCGGCCCGTGTCAATCACAGGCTGCTGGGTACTTTCAAACTGCTATTGGAGGGTGGCCAGGAGAGTTAGAGGTTCGAGAACACAGGGAACGAAAAACCTGGTTCTCAGGAGCCTTCACGTATTACCTGCCACCGGTAGGTACTACCTGGAGCGACAAGCTGTTACGTCAAGAGGCGCTTATGCGTCACTTGTATGGCGGTATTTCCGTCAATACGGCTTGGAACCTCTTACCTTATTCCTGGGCTGTCGACTGGTTCTCAAATGCTGGTGATGTCATAAACAACATCTCAGCGTTTGCCAGGGATGGCCTCGTCATGCCGTTCGGATACGTCATGGAATCTTTCGAGATTCGACGTGTCTGTACGGTGCGTGGCGCATATGTTGGTAGGTGTCGATTCTGGAATGACATCGACACCGGGTCCAACAATAATGCACACGCCCTTCCGGATATGTCTACGACATATTATGCGAAGTATCTTCGCAGACGGAAGGCGACGCCTTTTGGGTTTGGCTTATCTGATTCGGCTCTAACGAGTCGTCAGAAAGCCATCTCTCTCGCACTGTTCATCAGATGATGGATAATGAGAGGGAGCGTGTGGTACACAACCCTGTGTGCTGCACAAGAAATACCTTGCATGCAATCTCTGCATGCATGATACTGCAAGGACAGCACTTTGGCTTTCCCTGAAACAATCCCCACCCAGACGGTTAACTCCGTCGCGTACAACTTTTTCCGCACTGGTTTTGGACAGTCCAATGGACAGTTCAAGACCGCGGATGGGCTGAACGCGCTGAGTATTAGCCATCTTTACAAGGCCAGGACTCGACACTCCTTCCGTATTGATCGGGAGGCTCTTGTGTCGGATCCGTACACCACTGGGAACAGTCTGAAGCAGAGCATGGCGGCGACTCTCGTCGTCAACATGCCCGGCAAGGACTCAGTTCTCACGGCTACGGATGCAGACTGGATGGTCAAGCTACTTTCGAGCCTTTTGCTCGAGGGTACGCCTGACTACAGCCTGCGCTGGCTTCAGGGTGAGGTCTGAGCGGGAAGAAGGACCCTAAGCGCAAACTACCATCCACGCAAGTGGATGGGGGTAAACGCCGAAAAGGTCCAAATTCGCCGACGGGGTCGTCAGACCCGCAATCGTCGTCGAAGAGGAACGCTTTCATCATCTCGGCCATTGCAATCATCGTAGGCTCATTGCTTACGGGGATTGACATCAGCCATGAAGTTGGATGCGTTCCTTTTCCTTAGCTCGGACTTTGGATTGTCCCTCAGCAGGAAGGTTTAGGAACCTAGACCCCCTAACAAAAGGAGGTTGGGTTGAAAAACCTAATGCTGTTATGGCAGAGGACAGCGGCTGACGCCGCCGTCCAGTGCTGCACTAGCGCCTCTCATGACATTAACAACGTCATGAGACGTTTTGAACACGAGGGGCTAGGGGTTTTAACCCTTTCCCTGCCTGAAATTGGTAAAGCTTTCGAACGATCGCTTGACCAAGGACAGGTGACTGATGACCTCTTGTCCCTTACGGGGCAAAAGGCAGGATTTCCCTTATTTCTAAGGAATTTCCTTCAGCTTGTGTTCAACCGCGATGGCGGCTCACTGCTTGACAATCCATCCGTGACGGCCACCCAGGCTGTGCGTCAACTTACGTTGATGTTCAGCAAGGTGGACCTTCCGTGCAGCGATGCACGGGAGGTCCAGGCCTTCACGGACTTTGTCAAGTGTGAACAGGAACTCAACGATGCTATATATGAACCAGACTCCCGGAAATACCGGAAGATGGCTCGTATAAGCTCCATGTTGTTCGGCGATGTGTTTGCTGCTATAGATAGTGATATCTACAACGGCAACATCGTACCGAAACATGGTCCAGGGGCTACTGCCGATAAACTTCGCGGAAACGCGAAATATCGCCAGAGTGAATGGACTGAGAGGTTAGAAGCTTGTTTTCCATTTCTGGAGAACGGGCTCCCTAGCCCTCGTTACCATTCGTCCTTGGACGAGGTTGAGTTTTTGGATCCCGGAACTGAGAGGCCAGTTAAGGTCATATCAGTTCCTAAAACGCAGAAAACACCACGAATTATCGCCGTGGAACCTACCTGCATGCAATACATGCAGCAGGGGCTCATGGAGAAATTCGTTGAATACCTTGAGCGTCGTCCTACTAAAAGTATGACGAATCCCGCTTTTGGTATGGTTGGTTTCACTAGTCAAGAGCTTAACCAGCTCATGGCATGTGAGGGTTCCTCTTCCGGGGAACTCGCCACGCTCGATTTAAGCGAGGCTTCCGACCGTGTCTCTGTCAAGCTCGTACAGGAGATCCTCTGGGACTATCCCCACCTCTATGAGGCAGTGATGGCCACAAGATCAACTAGAGCCGACGTGCCTGGCTATGGGGTGTTACCCCTAACCAAGTTCGCGTCTATGGGATCAGCTCTTACCTTTCCCATAGAAGAAATCGTGTTTTTAACCACGATCTTCTATGCAATCGAGGAAGAGCTCGGTGAGCGCCTTACTCTGGGTGACATCAAGTCATTCAGAGATCGGGTGCGTGTCTATGGGGATGACATTGTCATTCCTACAGACTTAGTGCCTCCCGTTGTGAGATCCTTGGAGCTTTTTGGCTTCAAGGTGAACCGCAACAAGTCTTTCTGGACTGGAAAGTTCAGAGAGAGTTGCGGCAAGGAGTATTATGACGGGCACGAAGTTACTATATTTCGTGTTCGTCGACTACTCCCTGCACATCGGCACGACGCTCCCGGTGTGATCTCGCTAATCGCACTCCGGAACCAGGCATTTATGACTGGTTATTGGGGTGTAGCGGGATATCTCGATACGATTATAGAAGGGGACTTAAAACTCCCCTTCCCAATCGTTGAGAGTACATCACCGGTGCTCGGTAGGCTGTCTTGTCTCCCTTATAAGGAGGAAAGAGAGCATGAAGACTATCAGCACCCCCTGGTTAGGGGTGTTAAAGTCTCGACTCAGATTCCAGCTTCACCGCTGGGTGACGAGTATGCCTTGCTCAAGTGGTTCCTGAAAAGAGGGGTAGAACCCTTCTTCTCACCGAATCACCTGGAACGTCAGGGACGTCCCCGGGTCGTCGGTACGAAACTCGGGTACGGCTGTCCCTATTGATTAGGGGCAGCGTCGCCTTTGAGCGACAGAGGGAGAATCTGTGTAGATTCTTCGGAGTGGGTTTACGCTCTGCGTAGCTTAGCTTAGATGAGTTCCTATCGAATCTGTATCCGATATACAGACTAGAATGGAACCAATCGACGGCTTAGAAACGCGGGGCAACCCCTCCAGGGAGATGCACAGGTCTGT